CGCCGTCACGCGCTCCAGCCAGCCGAACGCCGGGCTATTGGTCTGCGGATGCCCGATCACCAAGGGCGCGCGATGCACCAATGGATCATAGGAAGCCGCCAACTGCGCCAGCAGCTCCGCCGTCACCTCCACCGCCTGCCCATGCATATCGGTGAAGGAGCCAACGCGCGCCAGGTGCAGCGCCGCAGCGCTCGCGGGGGGGGTCGGGGAAGGGGAGACAGACGTGTGCATGGCCCCCATTTTCCCTATCCCGGGGCCTGTTTGGCCCGGGGCGGATTACGCCCGCGGAGCGCCCGGCGGACCCGCCAGCGACAGGCGCCTCTCTGACGCGTTTGGGGTAGGGGGGGGCGGCGGATGTACCGGGGGACCCCCGACAATCGATCCTGCGAAGATTTAAACGGGGTTTAAACGGGGTTCCGGGTCGCGGTGTCGGGGCACCGTCCGGGGGGGGCGGTCGTTGTCGTTGTCGTTGTCGTTGTCGTTGTCGTTGTCGAACTCGATTACGACAACGACAACGACAACGGCCCTACCCGACCGCCGACTCCAACGCCTGGGTCAGAATGTCGAGAATCTTCGTCTTGGCCTCCGGCGTCCAGTCCCCGTCCTGGATCGGCAGATACGGCCGCGGTGGGATCGGCGCCGGGGCGCCGCGCGGGGTGTTGTAGAAGCGATTAGCCGGGTTACCGAACTGCTGCGCCGCCGCGTAGACCTTAGACGCGCCCACCCACGCCTTCGTGGCGTCCCCGCCATGCGTGATACTGCCCACCAGCCCGCTCCCCCCCGACACCACCAGGATCGGCCCCGCGCTCCCGCGCCGCGCCACCGTCACCGGGGAGAGCGCCGCCCACCCCGGCCCGGAGTTTTCGAAGGCATCCTCCGTCAGGTTGCCCAAGGCCCGCCCGATATCCTCCATCACCGGCGCCATGTTCCCCAGTTGCGCCAGCACCCGCGCCAGGCCCGCCCGGACCTCGGCGTCATCGATCGTGACGGTGAACCCGCCGGCGGCCATGGGCTACTCCTGGACCTGGGCGTCCGCCGCGGTGCGCGGCCCGATGGCCCCCGCCCGCGCCAGCACCTTATCCGCCAACGCCCGCTCCGCCCCATCGGACCCCGGGATATGATCCCACCCCGGGTCCGCATACAGCACCGCCCGCCCGCCCTCGCGCGTCGGGTCCGCCACGCTCACCCCGCGCTGCACCCACCGTTCCGGGGTCTCCCCGGTCAACGGATCGACCGGGCGCTTACCGGGCGGCTCGCGCTCGAGGATCTGCACGTCGGCCGCGGGCTTCAGCCCCCGGTCCGCCAACTCCCGGTCGCTCAAGTAGCGCGCCCGGCACCTGCAGTTGTACCCGTTCCCGGGCGCAATCACCCCCCAGGCCGCGGAATCGAGCCGGAAGACCTTGCCATTGAGCGCCGCATGGGCTGGCCGCGTGCGTTGGTCCTTGACGGCCAGATACTGCGCCCAGGGCGCCCGGTCCGCCTGCTCCAGCGCCTGCCGATGCCTCCCGGCCATGTACGCGCTTTGCAGATTGGTCCGGTAAATGGTCTGTAACCGGCGCAAACTGCCCTGTTTCACCAGCCGCGCCTCCAGGGTGTCGGGATCGACCCGCACCGTCGGACCCCACCAGCCCTTCGCCTTGAGCGTCTCCACCAACTGATCCTTGAACCACTTTTCCGTCTGGCCGCTGTCGATCGCCGTCTGCAGCGCGCCCTTGATATCGGCCAGCACATCGAGCTTGGCGAGGTTGGCGACCGTGAACACCTGACTGTGCTGCGGCCCGTCCAGCTCCCAGTAGGGGCCGGAGAGCTTGAGCCCCTTGGCCAGCAGATAGTCCGCCGCGCGGTCCGGGCGCAGCCGGAAGAGGGCGGAGAGGTCAGCCACCGGCCGCCTCCTGCTGCACCTCCAGCCGCCCGATGGCATCCGCCGCCGCCACCCCGCGCGTCAGCAGCTCCTGGAGTAGCGTGTCGTCCATCTCCCCATACCACTCATCCATCCGCCCCAGGATCGCCTCCGGCGTCAGCCCCTCGGCCAGTGCCGTCAGGATCGGCGCCAGTAGCCGCTCCATCGCCGCCTGTTGCACGGCGCCGGCATCCCGGTCCGCCTCCGCGTCGATCAATGCCTGTCCCCAGGGCGCCGCGCCAACCCCCGGCCCCGCCAGCGCCACCGGCGCCGCGTCCGGCGCGTCCGGCGCGTCCGCCGCGTCCGCCGCCGCCGGTAGGCGCGCCCCCCCGGCCGCGACGGGCGGCGTCACCGCCGCCGCGGCCGCCAGATCATCCTCCTCCAGATCATACGCCCGCAGGAAATAGGCCCGGGTGAACGTCGCCCCGGCCTTCACCAGAATCTCATCACGCTCCGCCAGGGTCTTATCGATCCCCTCATCCGCGCCCAGATCCCAGCGCGGCGCCGTCTGCCCCGGCCAGTTGAGTTCCACCACCCAGCGGATGAGCTGGTTCACGACTTGCGCGACCATCTCGGCATCGCGGTCGCGGATATCCTCCGCCACATCCAGCGCCGCCGTGGCGCTGGCCAGGGTGTTGGATGACTCCACCCCCTGGTTGGAGCCAAGCAACGCGATGCTGATCTCCCCGCGCCAATACTTCAGAAACCGCTCATGGGCGTCGCTACTGCCGCCCTTGTTCGCGCTCGCCAGCACCTCCACCGACCCATCGTCCGGGATCGCCGCCACCGCATCCTGGATCATCGCCTCCAGGCTCGCGGTCAGCGTCTCATACTCAGTCGGCGAGGCACTGCGCGGCAGCTTGCCGATCAGGAAATCCCCGCCGTAGCGCTCCAGCCAGGTCACCCAGAACTTGGCCGCCCGGCGGAAGGTGTAGGGCCAATAGACCATCGACAGGTCCGCAAACCCATAGGGGTTCAGATAGGTCGGGTCCTGGCGGGCCAACAGAAACTTGCGCGGCGGCAGCCGCTCGCCGTCGCTCCCCGCGCCGCGCGCCCGAAAGCGCAGTTGATTGTCCGTATCAAACACGAACCACTCCGGCGGCTTGCCCTGCGCCACCTGCGGCACCAACAGCGACCCCACCCGCCCCCAGCCCAGCTCAATCGGCTGATAGCCATAGAGCGCCCCGTCCAGCGCCTCCGCCAGCAGCGCCCGCAACCCCGGCTGCGCCCCCGGCTCGCCCGCGTCCGTGGTCGCCGCCAGGTCCGCCAGGATGCCCTCGATCGCTTTGTGCACCCGCGCCGGACACCCCTCGCGCTCCAGCGCCCCGGGCATCGCCAGCACCGCGGACTTGCGCCGGCGGATGCACCCGCCCACATGCGCATCCGCGCGCATGTCGCGGTAGGTCGTCACATCGCGCCCCAGCGCCTTCAGGATCGGGTCCGGGTTCGGCAGCCAGCCGGCCAGGCCGCCGTCTGGGGAGCGTTCGCGGGTCGCAATCGTTAGAGCTTGGGGGGTGGTCATAAGTTCGGGGTTCGGGGTGAGGGGCGAGGGGTTCGGGGTTTGATCTGGCTCCCACGCGGAAGCAGGGGAGCAAGTGCGGACGCTCCAGCGTCCCTGCGCCCGACCGGCCGCTGGAGCGGCCCGACGGCATTCCCACGCTGGAGCTTGGGAACGAGAAAACGAGAACGAGACATCACCGCGCCTGTGCCAGGCGGCCGTCCGCGGCAACACCGGCCCATTGCTGCCCCCCGGGCTGGCCCAAGACGACGAAAAACACCGTCGCCGTGACGCCAGCCACCCGCCGGATCCCGCCGGTGCTGGTACCGCTCAGGCCGCCCCGCAGCACCACGTCGTTGCACAGCGCCCAGGTGCCGTTGTTCGAAAACGTCGTAACGCCCACATTCGCGTCAAAGACCACATCCGCGGGGCCGGTGCAGGGGGCCTCCGCCCCCGCCAGCCCGGTGACCACCAGCCCCGCCGCCAGCAGCGCGCCCCTCATGGCAGCAGCGCCGGCCACTGCGGCGCGGCCACCGGGGGCGCCGCGGCATCTACTGCCGCCAGCGCCGCCGGGGTCAGCAGGTTTGCCACCGCCCAGTCGTACAGACTGGCGCCGCCCGCGGCCCCCCACATCGCCGGGTTCGCCGGGGTGGCGCCGTAGCGGCGCAGCGCATCGACCGCCGCCGCGCGCGTCAGCAGCGTCGCCAGTTCGGCCCGCTCCAGCGCGCTCGCGGTGTCCGCCGCAATCGCCGTCTGGATCTGCATGGCGCGGCTGATCTGCCAGATCTGATCCTCCGGCCTGCCCGCCACCGCGGCAACGCGCCGCGCCCGCTCGGTATCGATGCGCGCCGCCAGGTCCGCCGCGGCGGCCCCCAACACCTGGGGCTCCTCTTCGTCCGGCGGCGGCGCTGGCAGCGGCGTGCGCACCGCCGCCGCAACCCCGGCGCCATCCACCCCGATGACGGGCATGGACCAGCCGTTGGGGGCCGTCTCCGCGGTGCGATATTCGCGGTACCAGCCGGCCGCGGCGACCGGCGTCGGCCCCAGGAAAGCCAGCAGGGTGGGCCAGGGACCGCTCAGGGTGCCGATACGGATATGGGCCGCCGGCGCGACCGGCCCGACACAGACCGGGCGACACTCCCACAACACCTCGGCGGATACGGGGGCGGCGGCCAACACCGACAGCGCGGACAGCGCGGAAAAGATCAGGGGGTACGGGCGCATGGCAAGGCTCCTAACGATTGATGTCGAGTTGAACGCGGTCGCTGGTCTGGACCAGGCGATAACCGGACGGCAGGCTGCCGGCCGTGACGGTGCCGGAGATCCCCCCGGCGGCCACGAGGATGGTCGTGGGATAGAGCGGCGGTACGTTGGCGACGCTGATCTGCGCCCCGCTGGTGACCACCAGGGCGCCGTCGAGGTGGACCGCCCCGGTCGCGTCGGCATAGGTGATGTGCAGCGCCGCCGGGGCCGTCCAGTCGGTGGTGCCGGAGACCGCCAGATCGTGGTCGAGGCACAGCAGGGCATCGCGCCCGATGACCCAGTCGGGGGACCAGCCAGCCGGGCCGGGCGCGACGGTGAGGGCCGAGCGATCATTCACCGCCGTCTGGCCGGTCCAGGTGTTGGTGCCGATCAGGGCCTGCCACGTCTGCGAGCCGACCGGGTTGGTCTTGACGATACTGAGCGCGCCGGACCCCGGTACGCCGCCATCCCGCACGACGCCCGAGAAGGTCGAATTGGCGCCATAGCCCCAGATCCCGGCGACCGCGAAGGGTCCGCAGATCCGCGGCGGCACCATCCGCGGGCCGCCCAGGGAGTCGAGCGAGGCGACCTGTGGCAGCCCGAGCACGACGTAATCGTCGGCCAGCGAGCGGCGGTCGCGCGCCGGTGCCGACGCGCTCGCCGCGCGCCGCAGGGATTGGTAGCGCCCGTGATCGAGCGAGGCCAACTCCGGCGCGACCACGCCAGCGGTCAGGAGCGTGGCCGCGATGAGGCTGACTTTGAGCATCTCAGGACCCTGGTCGGTAGGTGATAGCGGACAGGCGCAGCGTGAGCGGATCGGCCTCCACCCAATAGCTGCGGCTGACGCCGGTGCCGGCGGGCGGGATCAGGTCGTCGACGCGGCCCTCGCCCCAGGTCACCGCCGCGGTGCTCGATAGCAGCAGCGCGTAAGTGCCGGTCGCGCTGGTGACATCGACGCGGACAGTGCGCCGCCCCGTGGTGGGGGCAATGATGTTCCAGATGCCAGGGCCGAAGATCAGGTGCACGCTGTAGACATCGGTCGTGCTGTTCAGGTCGAGGGTGAAGCCGGCGGCCTGGTTGCCCAGGGCGACCGTGATCAGGTTGGCGCCCGCTGCCCCGGCGGGACCTTGCTGCCCGGCTGGACCCTGCACGCCCGGCGCCCCGGGGGCACCAGCGGCGCCATCAGCACCGTCGGCCCCCGGCGCACCGGGGGCGCCGTCGGCGCCATCAGGCCCGGCCGGACCTTGCGGCCCCGCCGGCCCCTGCGGACCAGTCGGCCCCGGCGCGCCCGCAGCCCCGGGCGCACCATCCGCCCCCGCCGGCCCGGCCGCGCCCACCACACTCGCCCACTCCCAGGCCGCCCCGCCCGCCGCCACACCAGCGCCTGCCCCGCGCTGCCCAGCGCGCTGGGCCCATCGAGCAGGCACGCCAAGGTCGCACACCCGGAGCCGCCGCCCGTGGCGCTCCAGGTCGCCGCCAGGTCCGCGTTCAGGATCAGCCCCCACCCGGCCGCGGCGCCAGAGGTCGCCGGCAATAACCGCCCGGCCAGAATATCCGCCGCCGGCACCGCACTCGCCGTCACCAGCGCGCGCAGCTCCTGCACCCCCGGCAGGTCCGGCACCTGCACCCGCACCCGCTCGGTGCGCGCCTTGGTGGAGACCGCGATCTCATACCACGTCGGCGCCCCGTTGGGCAGCGCAATCTGCGACTGCGCCGCCAGCGTCACCGTGAGCGGCGCCGTCAACGCCAGGTCCGCATACTCGGTCGCGAGCCCATCGCCCACCCACCCGATCACCGGCTTGCCGTCCGCCGTAATCAGCCGGATCGACACCCGCGCCGCGCCAATGTCCGCCGCACTCCCCGCCGGCACCGGGATGCGCACCTGCGCCGCCCACAGCGGCGCGCCCGCCAGCGCGCACGCCAGCGCCACGCTCAGCCGGGGCCGGCAGGCCATACCTTACTCCGCCGCCACGTCCGCGGGCGGCGCAGGCAGCCGCGCCCGCAGCGCCTGGTGCGCCTTGAAGCGCACATTGGTCGATGCCTTGGTGTCATAGAACCGGCCGTTGAGGTGATTCTTGCGCAGCCCCTGCGGCGCCCGGTGCGTCAACCGGAAGGCCCCGAAGCCATGCAGGTTCACCACCTCCCCGGCCGCCAGCGCGACCGTGATCGCGTCCAGCACCAGGTCCACCGCCGCCGCCCCGGACGCCTTGGCGATCCCCAGCGCCGCGGCCACGTCCCTACTCAGTTCGCCTTTGTTCATGTGTTCACCTGTTTTCAGCTATCAGCGATCAGCGATCAGCTATCAGCTATCAGCGGTCGGCTGACGGCTGATAGCTGAAAGCTAATACCCCCGCAACAACGCCCCCGCCGCCCGCCGCCCCGCGGTCACAATCTGCACCGGTCCGCGGTCCTCATCCGCCGCAAAATCCGCCAGCATCCCGGCCACCGCGCTATCCCCGTGGCGCTCCCCCTGCGTGTCGGTGTTGCCGTCTGGTGGCCGCGGCACCCCCCGGATCAACTTGATCGCCCGATGGTCCTCCAGCACATCGTCATGGCGGATCAGCACCGTGGTGCGGTCCTCGATCCCGGCCTTGTACTTGGGCATCCGCTCGCGGTAGGTCGCCTCACTGAACTTCACCCGCAGCACCCGCGAGCCGCGCCGGTCCTCCGCGGCCTCGGCGATGCTGTCGCCGTTGCCGGTCGAGTCGATCGCCTCCTGCCCCAGCCGCGGCACGCCGGTCTCCACCGCCTCCAGCGCCTGGTCCTGTTGGTCATAGGGGGTGTTGTGCATCTCGATCACCGCCCGCCAGGTCCGGCGCAGGGTCGCGCCCAGCTCCAGCACCACGATGCAGGTCATATCGCCCTTGCGCGCAAAGTCCATACCGATGCAGTGCTGGCGCGCCGGGTCCAGGGTCGCCAGGTGCGGCGCCACCTGCTCACGCAGCCAGTCGGCCATCTCGCGGCGGCGGGCGTCTTTGGGCAGGAGGTTGAAGCGCGCGTCCCCGCTGAAGCGCAGCAGCGGTGGCGAGGTCGCGGCCGGGGCCATCGCCGCCTCGATCAGGGCGCGCGGGAAATAGGTCCCGCCGCCCATGGCCGGGATCGCGAACAGTTCTTCGTCTTCGTTCGGCCGGTAGCGCCGGATCAGCTCCGCGCGCCACGCGGCCTGACCGTCCGCGCTCCAGGGCTGGCCGGTGACCGCGCAGATCCGCCGGTAGAGGCCATCGGCCAGGGCGTCGTCCAGCGTGGTGCGGTGAATGTGATGGCTGAAGCGCCCGGCGCGGGTGTCCAAAATCAACTGGTTGAACGGGCTATCGGCGCCGTTGTGGGTGCTCATGATGTGGATCGCGCCGCCCCACACGGTGACCGCCATCGCCGCCTTCAGCAGCTCCTCCAGGTCATCAATGAAGGCCGCCTCATCCACCACCACCAGGTCCCCCGGGCGCCCGAAGCTGCGCAGGTTGCGCGGGTTGCCGGAGAAGGCTTGAATCGAGTGCCCCGAGGCGAAGCGCATGTCATAGACATGGATGTCGCGCCCGTCATCGCGCGTCAGCACCGACTCCCCGACCTCGCGCAGCAGCCCTTGGTGATAGGCCTGCGCCCAGGTGGCACAGTCCCCGATGTAGCCGGCCGTCATCGCCTTGTTGTAGGAGATGTAGCCCACGTTGCCGCCGCCCTGGGCGGCGGCGGCGTGCAGCACGTTGTCCGCCGCCTCGGCATAGCTGATGCCGATGCGGCGGCTCTTTTCGTAAATCTTCACCTGCGCCTGATCGTCAGACCAGCGCTGCTGGTAGGGCAGCAGGATGGGGGCGGCGCTCACGCCGGGGATTTCCACAGCGTGTCGCCGGCCGCACAGGCGCGCTGGCCGCGCTGATAGGCTTGCTCGATGCGCTCACGCAGCGCCAGATACTCCTGCAGCCGCGGCCCCACCAAGGGCGCCGCGGCCGCCAGCGCGCGCTGCTGGGCGACCAGCGCCTCATACTCGGCCTGCGCCGCGTCATAGGCGCGCCAGTGCTGGTTCTGGCGCGCTTGCCGCGCCAGGTCGGGCAAGTCGCTCCCGTAGCCGAAGGAGCGCCCGACCAGCAGCGCCACCAGGTCCAGCAACTCCGCCTTGCTCAGCCCCGCACAGGCCGTGGCCACCACGGCCGGGGGATCGCGGTGCAATTGGCCAGCCGCCCGCTCGGTCACGGTCACAGCGCCCCCCGGATCGCGTCCCGCAAGGCCGCAATCCCCGCCGGGCTCACGCCCTGGGTGCGCGCAGCGGTCTCCACCCGGGAGGCGGCCTCGGTCAGGGCGGCGCGCCGCACCTCCCCGGCCCACTTGCGCTGCGCGATACTGGCGCGCGTCAGGTCCGCGTGCGCGCGCGCAGCCCGTGCAATGAGGTCGATCCGCTGGGCCTGGTCATCCATCCCTTGGGCATCGTCGAGCGTCATCAGTTGCTCGAACATCTCGGTGGAGAGCAAGGATGTGACGGCCGCCGACTGCTGCGCCTCGTCATCGGGCGCGGCGGCGGCGATCGCCTGGGCGGCGATGGTGGCGGCCTGGATGCGTGCGACCTTCTGCTTGAGCCCCAGGCCGTAGCGCCCGACCGTCTGCATGGACAGGGTGACCGTCAGGCCGTGGGCGGCTAACCGGGCGTTTAAGGCCCCCGTAAGGGCCTCGTAATCGCCGAAGCCGCGCACGCGCAACTGCTCGTCGAGCCAGGCGCGGATCTCGCTCGGCAGGCGGGGGATGAGGGCGGGGGCGGGCATGTTTTTAAGGATGAAGGATGAGGGATGAGGGATGAAGGGGCGGCATCATGGTCTGCTCTGGCGCCTGGCGGCGCGGGTTAGTGGTCGGCGTTCGCGGTCTGTTCCCTTCATCCTTCATCCTTCATCCTTCATCCTTCATCCTTCATCCTTACCACACCTGCGGGCGGGCTACGCCTTCGATGCCATCACCCTCACCCGACAGGTAATCGGTGCCATCCGCCGTGATCCGGTAGAGCCCGGCCTGTGGCTCGGCGGCCAGATGCCGGGTGGGGTCGGTGAGGTAGGCCAGGGCGCGGCGGATCGAGGGTTCGGAGAGGTCCAGGTCAGTGTCCTCCGTCAGGCTGACGGCGATCAGGCCGACGCCCATCGGGGCCGGACCGCCCCAGGAAAGGGACTGCAACACCCGCAGGCGCAACATGCGCACCGCGCGCACGCTGTTGGGGTCGCGCGCGGGGTCGGCTTCGACTTTGTCGACGCCGTCCGGCGTCAGGCGAAACAGCGCCACCGGGGCGGCGCCGCTGGTCTGGCCGCCCGTCACCAGGTGGCCACGGTCGACTAGGTAGGCGAGCGCGCGATTGAGTTCGTCCGGGTTCGCGGCGACATCCGCGCTCAGACTCTCGGCGATCAGGCCCGGCCCCAGCGGGCGCGGCCACACGGCATAGAGGGTGTGGCGGATGGCGGCGCGGCGGGCGGCGGCGCGCAGGGCGCTGATGTCGGTCATTGGCTGGGGGTCCTGACGATGTGCTGGCGCAGCTCCTCGAGGAGCTTGTCCAGTTTGATGTTGGTCGCGCCGATGTGCTCGACCCAGGTGTCGCGCGAGACGTAGTTATCGACCAGGGCGCGGCGGTCTTCGTCGTGCTGCCGCCGCAACTGGCCTATCTCCTCCTTTTGGGCCATGAGCCGCTCGGTCAGTGCCGAATGGCGTGCGTCCCAGGCGGCGCGATAGGCGGCGGATGATTCCACCCGGTGGGTCTCTGCCTCGGCGAAGCGCCGGTCCAGGTCGCCGCGCAGGTCGTGGCCGAGGCAGTCGATGCGTGCCATGAACTGCACCACCAGCCGGTGGCCGAAGGCCGCGAGCGCGGTCGCGCAGGCGATCAGGGCGACGATGAGCCCGATCGTATCCATCAGCCGAGCCGGGCCGTGCCGGGCGCGCGGTGCGCCCACCATTGGCGCGCCTTGGACACCGCGGCGGCCGCCAGTGCGACGGCGGACCCCAGGGCCAGCAGCAGCGCGCTGCCGGAGTCGAGCACCACGGTGGTCTGGGTCAGCACCGCGGCCACGTGTTCCGGGGCCGGGCCGTCGGCCCACAGGTGTTGCACGGCCTGGTAGGCAGGGCCGGCAGCGGCCCACAGGGACAGGCCGCTCGCGACGATGGCCAGTACGCGGCCACGCACCAGGGACATCCAGGGACCATCGGGGTCCTGGCCACGGGTTTGTGCAGTGATAGGGGTAGGGTCAGGCATGGGCGATCTCCGCACGATGATAGGCATTGAGCGCCGCCAGGAACGCCTTCCAGTCCCAGGCCGGGCCCGGGTCCGACTTGCGCCCGGGCGCGATGTCATCGTGTCCGACGATCTCAACCAGGGACGGGTAGCGCATCTGGAGCGCGGCGCAGAGGGCAACGGCCGTAGCCACCTGGGGCGGGGCGTAGCGCTCCCAGGCGCGGAAGGCGCCACCGTGCTTGTGGAGCGCGTGCAGCAGGCGCTCGGCGGGGACCCGTGTCAGGTTATCGAAGCCGAGATTGGCCAGTTCGATGCCGATCGAGCAGGTGTTGAGGTTGGTGTGTTTGCCCCAGGAGGACCGCCCGGCGTGCCACGCCTGGGTGCCGAGCCCGAGCAACTGCCAGACCTTCCCGCCACGCCCGACCAGCAGGTGCGCGGATGCCTTGGACTGGGCGCTGCACAGCCAGTGGGCTGAGCCCTCGGCACTGTTGCCCGCGGTGTAGTGCAGGACGATCAGCACCGGCGCCAGCAGCCGCCCGCCGTGGTTGGGGGTCAGCAGGCCATGCTCGACCGCAGGGGTCCCGGCGCACGCATCCAGTTGGTGCCGGGCGTTGATTTGGAATCTGGGGAATCTGGGGGCGGTGTTCATGGCCCTATCATGGATAGGGCCGGGGCGGGGTGGGGGGGTGTTGTTGCGCGTACCCGGCGGCGCTGGGGCCGGGCATGCGGACGATGCGGCAGGCCATCAGGAGTGCTCCCGTAGCGCGCCGCGGCGGGACTCCGCCGCCCGCCGCCGCCGCGCCTGCTCCAGCCGCCGCTGCGCGGTGAGGATGTACTGCACGGTGCGCACCGGCAGCCCAAAGCGGGCGGCCAGGTCCTTGGTGTTGCGGCCGTTGAAGGCGCTGTAGATCTGGTGATCGCGCAGCACCCGCTGGACGGTGGCGGGGCCGGGGAAACAGACCTTGTCGCCGCCGATGTAGGCGGCGAGCGCGGCGACGATGGCCTGGGCCGCGGGCGCGGGCGCGGCGCCCTGGACCTGCCGGAGGGTGGCAGTGACCACTTCCACCATGGTGATCAGGGTGCCGGGCCACTGGTGGATCAGGTCCGCATCAGGGTTAGTGCAGGCGATGCGCCCGACCAGCCGCCTGGTGGGTGCCCGCAGGCCGGGCGGGGGGCGGTCCGCGGGCCAGGCGGCGGCGGGGCGCTGCACTGGGGTCGGGCCGGGGGCGAGTGCGAACACGGGCGCGGGGGGGCTGCGTTTGCGCATGGTGAAACTCACGGTGATCAGGCGGCCGGCGGGGGCTCGGGCGGCCGCGTGGTGGTGGCCCGCTTGGCCCGCCGGTCGAGCGCGGCGATGACCCCGCGCAGTTCCACATCTGTGGTCTGCCCGATGGGGCAGGCGACGGACGTGTCCAGGATGCCGCGCTGCCGCCGCAGGATGGCCTCGGCATAGCTCCAGGGCAGGCCCTGGCCGGCCAGTAGCGCCTGCACCTTGGTGAGCATGGCGCGGCGATCCAGGGCCGCCGCACCGGGGCCGCGGCCGGCCTTCTTGGGGTTGGTCGGCACCCAGCCGGCGCGACGGTACTCCAGCAGCAGGCTGTCACGCTCCTGCGCCGTGAGGTCCGCGGCGCTACCGGTGCGCCCGCCGGCGATGCGGCGGATTTGCGCCCGATAGGTCTCCTCATCCAGGCCGAGATGGGCGCGGGCGATGTGGATCAGGGTCAACTCGTGGGTACGCAGGTCGGGGCGGGCGGTCATGGCGCGGTCTCCGGGTCGGTCGGCAGGGCGAGTGCGGCGGCATCCGGCCCGCGGAGCAGGACTGCGCCGAGCGGCAGGGGCGGCCAGTCCCGGCCGGGGATGGTGTATTGGGCGATCCCCCGCACGGAGTGCCTGCGGCCGGCGACACTGAACACCCGTGCGACCAGGTGGCCGGCAGCGACCAGTTTGGGGAGATTGAGCCCGGTGCGCCGCAAGCCCTCCTCGACATGGGCGCAGGTGACGGGGCCTGGACGGGCGGCGATCCAGGCGACGACGGTGGCGGCCAGGGTCGGCGGGGGCGGACCGACGGGCCGCGGCGGGATGGGGCCGGGCCATTCGGCGCCGGCCGGGATCCATTCGTTGCGCTCACGCCCGGAGTCGGCGCCGTGACAGCGACGCACCTGCAACCGGCCGTCCTTGGTGTAGCGCATCAGATAGCTGCCGGGATCACTGCCCAGCGCGGTTTTGGTCTGGTTGTAGGTCACCGGTCCGGGTTGGGCGGCGATCCACAGCAAGAGGCGGGCGCCGTAGCCGTGGGCATCGGCCCGTTTGCGGGGGGCCTGCGCCAGGCGGGTCTTCGCGACCTCGCGGGAGATCTGGCGGCTGCGGACGTCGGTGGAACGCGGACTGCCCGAGGCTGGGGCGCTTAGGATGGCGGCGGCGGGTAGGCCGCTGGTAGCGCTGTGGTCTACCTGGGTCACAGCGTCCAGGATGGCTGGCGCAAGCGCCAACTGGGGTTTGAGATCCGCGCGGGGCAGCGGGCGCCGGGCCGCGACGGCGGCCGGGGTGCGCAGGGCTGCCGGCGGCACGTAGTCGCGGCGGGTCAATAGATTGTCGGTCAGGTGGGGGCTGACCGCTACGTCGCGCAGGGCGTCGGCGATGACGGGGTGGGTCATAGTGCTGCCTCCTGCGCGGCGGCGACGCGGGGATCTGCGTCACCAGGCCCGAAGCGGCTGAAGTCGAGCGGGACCTGCTCCCAGTGGGCGCGGGGGTCGGTGCGGGTGTAGGCGCGAAAGTAGACGGCGCTGCCGTCACTCTCCAGCGCGGCCCGGTAGGCGTGCTGGGCGCGTTGCCAGCGGGGGTCTGGGATCTCCATGCGGCAGAAGTCGAGCACCCGGCTGGGGGCGATGGTGCAGCCCTCGGCGCGGTTGACGAGCTGCCCGACGATGGCGACGAGCACGGGGTCGGCGTTGGGTATGGCGAGTCGCTCATCCAGGCACTCGCGCAGCAGGGCCTCGGCGGCGAGGATGGCGCTGCCGACCCGCATCCGCGGGCTGACGACGCGCTCGACGCGGCTGAGCCCGTCTTTACTGACGACGACGATGCCGCCGCTACGGCCGGTCAGGCGGACGCCGAAGGCGGCGCCGACCATGACCACATGGGCGTCGAGGTCGGCGAAACACAATGCCTTGAGGGAGGCGAGGGTGCGACTGGCGCCGACACAGCGCCGGGTGAGGCGGGTGGCGAGGCGGTCACAGGCGCGGTCCAGTTCGGTCAGCCGCTCGTCGGGGACCCACTGGCCGCGGGCGTTGAGGCTGTAGCCCGGTGGGATCTCGACCAGCGCTTGGTCGGCGGCTTTGGTGCGCTTAGTCATCGTAGGTCTCCCAGAAGTCTTGTTGTACGCGGGTGATCTCGGCGTGCCGCTGGGCCCAATCGCGCAGGCCGCCCGCGGCCAGCGCCAGGTACGCGATGGCGCCGATGGCGATCAGCACGTCGTTCATGGCAGTGTCCTCCGGGGTGCCGGTGGCGGGGCCTGCGGGAGCAGGTCGCGGGCCAGGCGCAGCCGTTGCCGGTCGTGGTAGTCGGCGCTGCGCAGGGCGCTGCGGGCGCTGCTGGCGTGGTCGCTGTGGCCGTCGGTGTCGGGTTGGTAGCAGGCGGCCAGGGCGGCATGGGTGTTGGAGATGGCGTACAGGGCGCTCGCCAGTTCGTCATAGAGGGCGTCGACGCGGGTCATGGTGGTCTCCGGTGTCGCAGGGGCCGTGGATCTCCCGAGGGGTCCACCCGGGGCACAAGGCGCAAAGAAGTAGTCGGCGGGTTGTTCACTCATGGTCATCTCCGGGGATGCTGCCGTCATGGCACGCGGGATCGGCCAGGCCCAGGTCGGTGTACATGGCGGTCAGGGCGGCGCGGTCCTCGGGGGTGCGCAGGTGCGTGGGGATCCGTTCGATCTTGGCGCACTCCCGGATCAGGCCGGCCTGGGCGGTGTCGCTCGGGAGCGCGGCCCAGGTGCAGGTCGCGGTGACGCGGGTGGCGTACTGCCCGCGGTTGCAGCGCACGCCGGTGCGCGAACTGAGCCAGTCGACGCGGCAGCAGGCGTCGCAGCGGACTTCACCCGGGCCGGCGAGGTGCCAGCCGTGGCGGGCGCGCAGTTGCTCCGTGGGGGTGCCGGTGGGGTCGGCGATGATCTTGCTCATTGGGATGCTCCGTGGCTGGTTCCGTGGGAAAAGACCCGGTCAATGACGCGCCGCGCGAGGGCGCGGTGGGCGTCGCGCTCCGCCGGGGTGGCCTGGTCACAGGGGCGCTGCTCGTCCAGTGCCCGCGCC